TGTCTCATTTCTTCTTCCTCTTAGTTCGTTCTTCTCGCTCATCACGGGTCTTAGTCCCATGACATGCATAACATAGAATCTGATACCCATCTTCCTCTAAGAACATACGAGTGATATAGGTATTCCAATCTATGAACCCTTGTGAAGGATCGACAACAGGGTTAATGTGATCAACAGCAGCATTATTCCTACGTCTTGACTGACCCCTAAGAGGTGGCAAAGTAGCAGGGCCAACAGTACCACAGCCAGCACATAAGTACCTCCCAGTAGAAACTCTAGCAGATTTCTTAACATCAGCTTTGACACCCCATTTACTATGCGCTCCACGTAGAGCAGAGATTATGAAAGACTTGTGTCTAGCTTCTGTCCATCGTCCGTTGTTACGGGTCTTGGCGGTTGCCATATCTCATCATCCTCTCTGCGTAGGTGCAGTAGTATTCCATTTTCAATAGCACGTTCTTCACTACCAAGTTCTTCAACACATGTAGCATACATTTCTAACTCAGTCTTACCTTCCAATAGCTTTGCAGCTTTCTTAGGGCCAACGCCATAGACACCTTTGATGTTGTCAGCGTTATCACCTACTAGGAATTGCATATAGAAATTATACACAGCCTCCTCCTTGGTAATATAAAAGAGTTCCTTCTTAACGAAGTTGTAATGCCCACATACAAGTTGATAGAAGTCCTTGTCTAGTGAAACGATTATTGCTTCTGGGTTCTGTGTTGCTCTGATAGCAATCCTATCATCTGTCTCTTCACCTTGAGTGACGACTGCACCATGCTCCTCTACTAGGTAGTCCCGTAGAGCAGCAATGTGCGAAGGTTTATTGTTTGACTTTCTGTTACCCTTATACTCAGCAGTAACAGCATAGTCATGACGAAAGTTATCTGGCCCAGTTAGGTACAGTTCAACGTCATGTTCCTCATCGTCAGAGTCCATCACTAAATCTTCAATGATGGTAGTGAGGTAGTTGGTCATAGTCTTACAAGCAACTTCCTCACTCTCCTCCTCACAGGCGAAGCCGATACGATAACAGAATATATCAGCGTCTATGAGAAGTAACATCTATAACTCTGGTACTTCATCAAAACCTGCATCGTCCTTGGTGAAGACAACGAGATCATCGACACGCGCCTTGGATAAACCAACACCAACACCTGTCTTACCCTTGAAGTTATAGTCGTAGGGCTTGATGATGAACGTACACTTACTACCATTACCTACTGGCTTGTCCATCTTGAACCCGTCAACATCCTCAACGCGAGGTGCATACTTGGTTGACTTGGCAGTTACAAAGTAACCACGATCATCACCCTTGTTCTTAACACTGATGCCCATACCCTCCAAGCGATCTACTTGTTCCTCAGATAGCTGACTCACATCAACTTGATACTTGTCTGACATTTCATTCTTCTCTAGGAATGAGAACCAGAAAGCGGTGGCTTGGATCTTTACTACTTCATTTAGATTTTGCATGGATTTTAATTCCTTAATAATTTAAAAGTACACTAGACCTGATTGCAAAGTTTCCTAGGAAACTCTAGTGTGTTTCTGCCCAAGTGGAACCTATCTTATAGTCACCATCTAATGGACAATTCATATCGAACCACTCACCAGCTTCTTTGATAGCAAGCTTACCTAACTTACCTACCGAATCGGCATAGTCTTCAGTGGTTTCTATTTGCCACTCATCATGTACATTAGCAACTATCTTAAACCATATCCTGCGCTTAGTTAGTTTCTCATGTAGTATGACCAGTGCTTTCTTCATCACTACAGCACCTGCTGATTGCAATAAAAAATTCAATGCTGAATGCTCTGACTCAACTCTAAGTCTTCTGCCGTCCAGCCCTAGTAGTGTACCATTTGTACGCATAGCGGTCAACACTTTCTGCTTCAGCCTAGCGTAGGCAGGTAGGTTCTTCATGAACTTATCAACCAGTTGCTTACCCTTATGGGATGAGCCTCCAGCGATCTGTCCTATCTTGGCACTACCTCCACCATAAATCAGCGCGTATATGAAAGTCTTGCTCTGATCTCTCGTTTCTAAGCCAGCCATCTTCTGATTGTATGTGTGTATATCTCCTTCTAATAATTGTTTAGTGTATGCCTTATCATTCATGTAGTGGGCAAGCATTCGTAGTTCTAAACCAGAAGCGTCTATGCCTACCAGTACATTACCCTCATCAACAATCCAACAGGCTCGACAGTCAGTGCCATACCATGAGTCTCTTCCCCATAGTAACTCACCTGTCTTCTTGTCATGCTTACTGGCTGGCACTTGAGCCATGTTAGGACTCTGATGTGTCATACGTCCAGAGACAGCACCATTAGTTATCACACGACCATGTACCCTACCATCATCAGCCACTGCATTGACCCAGTTATCTATCTGACCTACTCGCTTCTGTAAGGTTAGGTACTCACCTATGAGCCTCGCCTCTGGTAGATCAATGGATGCTAGAGTCTTCTCATTGACAACGATGTTACCCTTCTCAGTCTGGTCTTTGAATACTATTCCTTTTCCTTGGAGGCGTGAGGCAATTTGCTTTCTGCTTCCGAGGTTGAAGACTGTGACTTTATCCTTGAGTTTCTTTCCTGTCTTTTCCGAGACTCGTTCCTCCACCAAGGGAGGGAAGACTTCTTGGACTTCTCTTTCGAGGGCATTCATACGCTCCATAAGGTCAGTTAATAACTCGTTAGCCCTATCAATGTCTAACTTAAAACCATTGCTCTCTTGCTCAGATGTTATAACAGCAACATCATGCTCAAGTTGTATGCTCTCTTCAGAGAAACCATCCTTACTTAGGGCGGTAGTTAGGTACTCTTCTAACTTAACTGTGAGTGATACGTCACGCTTACAATAAGTAATCATCTCCTCTGATATACCACCATCGTAGTCAGTGAAGTCTATCTTAGAATAACCAAGACGTTCTCCCCATGCTCCTAGTGAGTGACCACCTGATAGTCTAGGATTCCATAGCCTTGACATTAGCAGTGTGTCCCTTAACTTATTATCAGGGATTACTAGATCCCATAGTTCTTTAAGTTTAGGTGCATCAAAGTTGACAATGTTATGCCCAACGAATACCTGATCCCTTGAACACTTGTCCATTACCTGCCTTGGATTCCTCATTACGCTTATTCTTTTCTCTCCTGTTATGTGCAAGCCACAGCACCATATGTGATCCATAGCCATAGTTGTTTCTATATCTAATGTTATCATTGTCTTCTATTCTCCCTAGTACATAGTTGCCTATCTTACTCATATGCTATCTCCTCTGACTACGAGTTCTAAAAAATCCTTCATGTCTAGGAGATTCCTTCATAAACTTCCTAGCATAGAAAGGACTCCAACCATCATTGATCTTAAACTCCTCACCAGAATCAATCATCGTTTCCCACCTCAAGGCGTGGAAGATAGCCCTTGCACTATAGTTATTACGAACAGCTAATGCTTTCAATGCAAACTTTCTGAAGCCCTCATAGATCTCAGGATGCTCATTGTCATACAGCTTGAAACTTTCAGTATTAAATTTACTCATACGTATTCTCCTTGCTTAACTTTCTTATAGAAATACTCAGGGCCGCGTGAACTATACCACTTGTCTACTGCATTAGTTCTCCACTTACCTGTCGCTACTATGTAAGTGAACTCATTATCAATAACTAAGTTACGTCCGTACCCTTGGTCTAGTACCTCAGCACCCAACTCATCAAACTCTATCAGCACACCCACTCGCTTGAGGGATACCTTGATAGCTTGCCTAGCTGATGGGTCACTGCTATTACCTAACAGGTGCATCAGATCATCACGCTTACTTACCAGTTCATCATATGTCATAACTTGTCCTCCTCTAATACTTCTAACATTCTACCAGTAATGTGATCATAGAGTAAAGGAGATGCCTTACCCGTTACACCACAGAATCGGTTCTTAAGTACCCGTACATGGGTGGTGTTACGTTCCTCTGGATCTTCAGCCTGACCATTACGTTCCAGACCTAGTACCATATCACTAAGCTGTGCAATGGATGCACTACCACGAAGCTGTGACAGGCTGGTGACAGCACCTTCCTCATGACCCTTACTATCAGGACGCTTGAGGTGTGAAACGATGAACAAGGCTATGCCTGTCTCCTGTACGAGCATCCTTAGCCTAGTCATGATCTCATCTAGTGCCTTACGTTCATCACCATTAGCCTGTGCTGATACCACAATAGATACATGATCAAGCACAACATACTTACATCCTAATCCTTTAGCCATGTACCTGACTCGACTGACAATATTATCTACACCAGTAGAACCGAAGTGATCAAACAGGAACACACGATCAGTGCCTAGTGTGGCATCGAATGCATCCTTACGTTCCTCATCTGTAGCTACAGTATCAGGTAGGTGCAGAGGTTTGTTAGCTGCTAGACTCATGAGAGATAGTGCTGCTTTCTTTATACTCTCCTCAAGGAATAGTATACCTATGTTATCTTCAGTCTTACTAATGATCTGCCAGATAATCTCTCGCATGAACTGACTCTTACCTAGCCCAGATCCAGCCGTAACTGTAACCAACTCCCCGAATCGGATTCCATAAGTGAGCTTATTGATCCCATCATATGGGTAGAGACAGTCGGCAGGTGCAATGGGCTTATTAACTTCATCCCATAAGCTACTCCCTGCAACAATTCCATCGGGAACAAATCTTTCTGACGACCACCAGCGATCAACAAACTCTTTGTTGCGTCCGAACTTAACATAATCATTTGCATCCTTCTCATCCTTAGTGTGTTTGAATACCTTAGCCTTGCCACCGAACAACTCAGCTACTTGGTTGGCAGCTTTGATACCTGACTCATCTGCGTCAAAGCACACTACAATATTCTCGTAGCTGTCAAGGTACTCATAGCTGGCACGACAGTCCTTCAGTGCTGCACTGCTACCATTCTTTATAGATACTACAGGGTACTTACTACCAAGCATCTGATAGGCAGACATAGCATCATACTCACCCTCAGTTATGGTGATGTACTTACCACCCTTGGTGAATAGGTTCTGTCCGAATAGAACAGTGTCCTTCCAGTTACCTTGAGTGCGAAAGTCTTTCTCAGGTGAGCGTGTCTTAGCACCAACTAAGTACCCATCCTTATCATGATACCCAAAGTGCATGACCTCGCCTTGAAGCTGTGCCTTGTATGCCTTACAGGTGTCGCTTGATATGCCTCTGTTAACAACACTCTTGTATTGTCCAGACATTAAACTTTCTTTCAACTTATCAAAGTTACCATTCGGTTTCTTATCGGTACTACTTACTGTCTCCATACTATCTCCTACCTTCTTTCTTGTTTCACATACGAAGCAGTGTGACCAGCCCTTATCATCGACGGACATGCCATCACTGCTGCTACAATCATCACACGCTAAATGCGTCTTTAGAAATGCCATTAGTAAAATCCTCATATTCCCTAGGGTTCATGATATGAGATAGCACTGTGTCTAAAGCAAGCAGTGTGTCCCACTTCTGCGAATCATAACTCTCCTCATACACGACAATGAAGTAGTCCATGAGAACTTCTACTGCTATCTCGTTAGCTTGGTCAACTCCTATCTCAATTTTAATTGT